AGTGATTTTCCTCCGTATGAATCTCTAGATAACGTAATGTAAGTTCTGAGTTCACTCCTATTTAGAATAGAATGTTTGATGGAAGTTACCAAGTATCTTCCACTAATTCTTTCATCTCTTTGAACTCTATTATCTGGAGATTTTTTTGGCGAAGGGATTGAAACATTAATAACATTACCCGCTCTATTACTAAGGTCACCAGGTATACTAATGTCTAATTGATTATACTCTAAAAAATAATATCTGTAAAATGCTTTCTCATAGTTTTTGTTGATTTCATCAATATTCTCCTTCTCTTTATCTGTTTGTTCTTCATTCCACTGACCCCATGTGCTAATTGTTGAAGGACGGTAAACAAATCTACTCCCTCTACTTAACATTTGAGCTGCACCACCGCTGACAAATGGTTTTGTATCTTCTAAATGAGAACTTTTATCCCAGAAATCATCAGCTGTTGTTTTAAATACTCTATAAGTTGCTCGGTTAACATCTAAGTATATTGCATTGTGACAGAAAGCACCTCTCCGTAAATCATCATATATATCAAAAGCTTTTGGTGATGCAAAATTACCAATTCTATATTTTTCACTTGAACTATTCCCAGTATTTCCTTGATAAAATGAATACTTAATTTCTTTCGATGGATATGATTGTTGATCTAGCAAAGAATCAACAGACTTAAATTTATATCCATCAATAGTTTCATAAAAAAAGAAACCAATAGAATCTTTTTTATATTCTGGAACAGATCGAACAGACAACCACTTGAACAAATCAAAGACTCTCCAATTAGGAACATACATGTTGAATGGGAATACTGTATCATCAGTCTCTAAAGATTTTGAAGAAAAATTATTCCTACCCAGGATGTCTTTTATAATATCATTTGATTTTCTACCATCAATTCTCTCACAAATTCTAAAGTTTTCGTTTCTAAGTGCTTCAATAGATACACAACTCATCACGTAAACTTGATTTTTTTCTTGCATCGTTCGACCATCGATCTTATAGACCGAAAAGTTTAATCTATAATATTTTTTACCACTAGATATATACAATTCTATTCTCTCTTGACCAACAATCGGCAAAGAAGATATTAAATTCTCACCAATATCTTGAATAGCAAACTCTGCCTGTAGAGCAGAAGAAAAAATACTTTCATAGATATTAATTTCCAACACCAATGGTTTTATGTCTATTTTTTGAGATTCATCTATACTATAAAGACTTACTTCTAGTAAAGAAAAATCTCCGGGAAATTGATTCGCCATTATATTCTATTGAGTGGTGTAAGGTCTGTTATGCTTGTGCTATTTAGAGGAAAACTATTGACAGTAGTACTCATATTATTGTTTTGACTATTGTTTAGTATAATAGGTATAACACTACCTCCTCCCGATCTACTTTTTATTTTTTTATCAATAGATCTTGATGAACTCATTGAAGGCAATGGCGAGGCAGCTGGTCTGGCGGGTGTAAAACTTGCAGGTTGTGGTGCTTGAATTGTTTTTAAAAAGTTTTTATCAGCACCTGGTGGAGTTGGAGTTGGTGTGGACGTTGGTGGTGTGGATTGTTGTGTTGTTGGAGTTGGTGTGGATTGTTGTGCAAATGCTTTTCTAATTTCATCAGTATACTTAGTTCCCTTTGTTCCGAATCCATCAGCACCAACAACACCTGTGGTCATCCATTTCTCAGCACCACCCATACCCTGATTATGTGCATAACCAAGAATTTGTAGTTTTCTTTTTGAGGTTGCATCACGATACTCTGAATTACCCATCAAGTAAGTGTGATTTGCTTTTGTAAATGCAGCAAAGAATCTTTCCTGCATCTCAGAATCTTCTCTAAATCTTTGTCTAGATCCCGGAGTATGTCCGGGATTAGGAACACCAAGATATCTTGCAGCATCTGTTTTTGCTTCTGCACCTAGCTGATATCTCCCATCATAATGATCACCAGAACCACCTTTAATATCATACTTACCACCAGATTCTATTCTTGCAACCACACTCCTGAAAGTATCAAATTCTGATTTACTAAATCCCATTGACTCAACCACTTTATTTGCGGTAGAACTAGATCTTACACTATCCTGTAACGCTGCGTTCTCATCACTATCTTCACGGAATGATGACATACCACTTCTACCTTCTGTCTGTGATACTAATTCCTCTCTTGTTGGTTGTTCCTCTTCAAGGTTTTCAGTCTTCTTTCCGCCAAACCAAGCATCATAAAGGACACCACCTAAATAATCACCACTAAAACCACCCAGTATGGTACCAATTGGACCTATAGCAGAACCAATAGCACCAAGTAATAAAGCGCCAACGGATTTGAATAATGCTCTTCCAGGAGATTCTTTAAAAACAAATACACTTAAGAAAAAATCAAGTAGTGCTCCGACAAAAGGTATTTTACTAATGAGTTTAGTAAATCCTCTACCAAGTCCTTTGAATACTTTGAATAATGATTTACCACCAACCTTAAGAATAAATCTACGAACACCTTTTAACAAACTACCCTTAAAAGTTCGACCTAAAACTTTATTTAAAGATCTCTCAATAAATTTTTGAACTATTTTTATTGGTTTAGCTAAAGTTTTATTTACAAACTTACCAAACTTAGTTACTATTTTAAATACTTTTCTCAGATCTTTAACCATTTTAAATGGATTTGTTAACCATCTAAAAGCAAAAAATACTGATGCTAATTTAAAAAATCCACCTATTCTAGTAGAAATACTACTTTCAGGCGAAACTAGTTCTGAAAATCCTGTTAATGTGTTATCTACTGCCCAACTGACTGTACTATCAATCCACTTGAATACTCCGCCAAGAAATTTTACAACTTTAGTAATTGTTTTTTTATTGTTAGGATCACTTAACCAATTTAACGCTGCAAAAGATAATATATCACCGAATAGACCAAAAATATCTCCAAACGCTTTGGTTACTGATCCTTTTATTTTTCTGCCAATACCAAAAACATCTTTACCTTGTCTAGATTTACCCTTGGTTTTACCCTTGGATTTATTTTTTTTCTTTGTGAGTCCAGAGAGTTTATCCTTTAATACATTCTGTTTGTTCTTTAAATTTAATATTTTACGTAAAGATTCTAGTAAATTTTCTAATGAACTTTTAAGTTTTACTTCTTCCTCAGCTGAACTTTCTTTATCAGATGAACTTTCTTTATCTGGTTCTGGAGTATCAGGTTTAACTTCTGTATCTTTTTGTTTTGGTGCATCAAATTTAAAATCATCTAATTTAATAATACCAGAAGAAACATTAGTTTTTATTTGATTTGATGACTTAACTAGGGCGCCACCAATTTTTTTTTCGCCAGAAGCAGTTCCACTACGAAAAACTTCTGGATTTATTTTACTCTCTAGTCTACCTTTCTTAAATCTTGCTTTCCTTTCAGCTGGTGATAAATATTCACCTGTCTCTGGATTTATACCATGCGCTGTTACATTAATGTTTGACATTTAACTACCCATTCCAAGAAAAATTGCCCAGGGACCAGATTGAGGAATAGTATTTCCTAGAGAAGAACCAGGCATAGTTTCATTGGTCGATGATTGTGAAGATGAACTAGTGTTAGAAACAATAGGAGTTTGTAATGCACTCAACCCAGATGATTCTAACATTTGGTTTTCTTGTTCAACTTGTTTTAAGTTACTACCTGTCTGTGGTATTGGTGGAGTTGTAACAGCTGCTATAGGTGTTTCGGATTTTTTATTACTAGGTAAAGGATGAGAATTAACCCACTGGCCAGGATCAACTTCAGAACCACGACCACCAATTTCCCAGTGTAAGTGATAACTGCCTGGAGTTCCAGTGTCTCCAGTTTCTCCTAGTAATGCTCCTTGTTCAAAACTATCTCCAGTCTTTAATGGAGATGGGCCCATCATATGAGCAAAGAAGTGTTTTTGTTTGTAAATACTATCTTTCCACTCAATACCATTACCATAACCAGAAAAATATTTAGAAGATAAAACTGTTCCTGGAAGATATGCATACAAAGGAGTTCCTTGTGGAGCAGGAAAGTCATATCCTTTATGATTTGAATTAGTACTAGATCTAAAACCCTTACCAGATATAATAGAAATATTTTTTGACTCCACATCTGCTGCAGAAAATGGCGAATAATTAACTGATAATTTTGCACCTTCTGTACCATTATACGCTACACTACCACTATTACCAGAGACAGATCCAAATCTAACATCAGAACCAGCTGCTGCATTATTAGATGGAACACTACCAGGTGATGCATTATTGGAAGGCGGCATTTCGCCTGATCTAATACCTGGTGGTAGTGTACCTGCAGCTGCAGGCGCAGCTCCAAGTAATACATTACTTATAAAACCACCTATTCCGCCAGCAACATCCATAACTCCTTTAAGGAAGTTATTTTCAGAGAACATCTTACCCAATGATCCAAAATCAATTCCTGATAAGGGATTTTTAAATATTTTGTCTACAAGTTCACCAATAGTTTTTATAGTCCCACCAGTAACAGCATTTAATAAAGATTCTATAATTCCCGGTACAACTTCCAATAAAGTTTTTGGAATATTTAGTAAGTTATTTAAAAATTCTTTTGGATCTGTAAAAAATTTTAATGTGAATATATCAGTGAACACTGTCAGGAAACTTTTAAATATCTTAAAGTTTCCACCAATAAATTTTGATAGAAAATTCCACCAAGGATCTATATATCTTTCTTTAAAAGATGTCCAAAGACCAGGTAGTTTTTGAAAAAATTTAACTATACCAAGTATTTTTTCTTTATTCTTTGGATCACTAATCCAATCTAATATTTTATATTTAATAAAATCTCCCAACAAACCACTCAAGAAACTCCAAATACCACCCACTGTCTTTTTAGCAGCACTTACTATGGGATTTGATTTTTTTCGTTTCTTTGTTTTTGATTGTTCTTGTTTATCTTGTTCTTCTTGTTTTTTTGATTGTTCTAATAATTTTTGTTCATCACGAATTTGTTCTTTAGTATTTTTTACTTCTTCCTTCTTGCTACCTAGGTCACGAACTTCTACTTCTAGTATTTGATCTGTTGTTGATTTTACTTGTTGTAAAATTTCTATAGCAGAATCATTTTTAGATGTTGGTGTACTTGTGATAGATGAAGATTGTCTTGACTTAGGTGTTACTGTTGTAGATAAAGAACCACCTTTCGGAGAAGACATTGGTACTAAAGCACCTCCGGGACTAGTAATTATTGATTCAGGATTAATTGTATTCTTACCAGAGGTTTTTAAAGCTCCACCTTTTTTACCACCACCTTTAACAGCTTTAGTTATACCAGATTTTACCTTTCCACCCGCAGCACTACGAACAGCTCCACTAGCCATAGCCCTTCCTCCAGCAGCCGTAGCTCCTTTAGCTATTCCTCCTAGTAATGGTGCTAATGCCGGTAGTGCCATATCTAACCTTGTTGACTTTTTTGACGTTCGTTTTCTTCTTTGATATATTCAACTAACATAGTGACATAAATTTCTCGTTCCCAAGGAATCATGTTTTCTATTTCAGTCAAACTATACTTGTGATGCTGCATCATACTAAAGTTAACCCTGTAATAATTCTCAAGTGATTCATGAGACAGGGCTATCAGAAAAAACTTGCAAGACCCTCAATTACTACTTCACTTTTAACATTTGTATTTGGATTTACAACTTCAATAGTATGAGAAAGTTTAGGCATAGTTTCAAAGAAATTTTGAACTAATAGAAATTGTTTCGTGTCCATATCTTCCAGAAACTCCATGATTTCTTTTTTAGAAAAATTTGATGACTCATAAACATCTTCACCTTGAACAATTTGATCTATGCATAGAGATGCAATTTCAAATACATCATCAACTTCAGTACCAGAATCTTTTAGATTGTTTTTAATAAACAAATCCATACTCGGATACTTCATAACAATAGATACTTCATCATTCAGTTTTAAAATATTTGTGTGATCATCTGATTTTTTAACTTTAATTTCATCAAGATCAATTGATACATCAACTGTGGTAGTACCATCATCTGGACATGTAATACTTAGATCAACATTTTCGCCAACAGACTTACCACGAATATTCAGAAAAATATATTCAATATCAAAAAGTGATAAGTTATCAACTTTAAATCTAGAAGTTTGAATACAGTTTGCAAGAATTGTTTTAACGGCATTAGCCATTTGTTTCTCATCTTCTGTTTCCATAGCAAGAAGGAGAATTTTTTCTTCTCTGACAAGAAAGGGTCTATACTTAATTTTCTTTCCTGATGATGGAACTTCCAACTCATATGTTGGTGCAGAAAGCTTTGGTAAAGGCATAACAATTTCTATAATATAGAAGTACTAACTTTATTATTTATCACAGTCCAAAGAAAGAACCTAGATCAAATAAATTATTATCAGACCCACCATTAATAGGATCACGTACTGATCCATTTATAAATCCTTCGTTTAATGCACTACTTGTCATTGTTTCAAATTCAAATCCCACACTTAGTTTACTCAACTCAGTGTCTCCCCTAGTTAAACTAACTGATGAAACATTTGATGGGAATGCTTTGAATAATCTAACTGCATATGTTGGTTTTGCTTTATAAAACTTAGAGGGTCCAGAATTATTAGTGCCTGGTATTATTTGTTTAATAGAATAACTTTTTTCTAAATTAAAAATTTCCTCCACTATATTTGTACGATTAGAATGACTACTCATAGATCTTTCATACTTAGTAATAATAATATCTACAGCATAATCATCTCTATATCTAGATCTCAATGCAGCTGATGAACTATTATCAAATAAATTTATAGATTTAGAAGAATACCCATATATCCAATTAGTCCACACATCAAAAACCGATTTAATTCTAGCATCGGCATCCAATAAAAATGAAAGTGAAATCTCACTAAACACTGCGCCATATCCATACTTTAGTGTTGGTGTATTATTAATTCTATATTCACCTGTAGAAATTTGGATACCTGGTAAAGAAGCTTCTTCAGTATAAATCCGCATCAGATTATTAACCTCTGATATATTGAGGTTACGTGTTTTTAATAATTCAATATACAAAGGTGATGATGGTGGTATTTCAATTACGACCTCATAAAAATTATTATTACTGAGTCCAAATCTTCCTACTGAGGATTTAAATTCAGAGTAGTTACTCATCTGTATCTGTGTATCATTTACTCTCATTGAGATGTTTCTCCCCAGACGGCTGATTTACTATACTGTTGATACATACCATTCTTCCTAGAAACAAAATTCTCAATTGGTAGAAAGATAGCAGTTTTATAGTCTTCTTTATTTATTCTATATAATGGTGTTTCTAAACCTTCTATCACATAATTATGATAACATTGTTTTGGAAATCTTGCTACACCATTTTCTAATCCAAGAACAACATTCATTCTTGACCTATGTCTTAGATAGTGTAGGTTGGCGCCATAAAATTTTGTACCCCCACTTAAAACATATACTAAGGGAAACTCATCATAGAATTTTAACTTTCTAGCATACGTTGCTTTGTATTCAAACATATATAATTGTCCAGGAGATGGTATTAAAGTCTCCTCCATCTCTGTCATGTCTGAATATATATCGGACTGTTGAAAATGCATTCTAACTGCATCGCGATACCAAGAATATGATCTTGGTTCAGTACCTGCTAATTCTGATATCTCTTTAAATATACTCATACTTTGAGCTCATCCTCGGTTATCAGTATAAATTTATAATTTCTATCATCACAAAATTCTTTTGCAGCACTCCACTTTGCTTGATTCTTAGCATACTCAGTCACTTCACGAATATAACTTTTAGTCATTCTTTTTTGAACTCTTGGTTCCTTTGTTTGTTTTTTTGGTTTCACCTCAACCAAATACTTTTGAATTTTATTATTAATATCTTTGACTTTAATATAGAAGTCAACAAAGTATCTATGAACTCTACCATCTAGAGGAGATCTATATGGAATAATAATCTCTTCACTACCCCACTCAAGAATATTTTTATTTAAATCACAGTACTTCATGAACTTTAACTCCCATGAAGATCTATAAATAATACGTTGATAGTCACCCCTATACTTTGATATATTTCTAGGAATAAATTTTCCCTTCAAAGTATTCATATATAGCTGTAAGAAATTGCGTAGAAGTATTTATGGCGCGCATCAGAAAAAGTTATCAAAATAATCCAATCGCAGGAGCAGAATTATTATGGCCTGCTAATTTGTTAGATTCTTTTGATCATTTAGAAATTGGTATTGCAAAATTCAAACCTAGAACTAAATCAGAATCTGAATCAATTACAGAAAATAAACCTACACCATCTTCCAATTCATCTGGTATTAGTTTACCAAGTAATCAATTTGGTGGTAGAGTAAAGAGTATTACTCAATATATTACAAAGGTTGAATCTACCATATATGTACCAATTCCAGAATCTATTAATTACACAGATAATCCACAGTGGGGAAATGCATCAGGTCTAATGAATAGATTTCTTCCCGGTCTAATAGCAGGAGGAACCGACCTTCTCAAAGGCGGCGCGGGTTCAGCAGAAGGTTTGACAAAAACTATTCAGACAACGGCAGGAGCTGGTAAAATTTCTGTGTTGCTTGGTATGATTACAAAGTTAGGTGCAGATCCAAATGCAGTTACTCAAAACCTAAATGGAAAAATTGCAAACCCATACTTAGAACAAGTATTCAATGGGGTGGGAATGAGAGAGTTTACTTTTAATTGGAACTTGGTCCCAAGAAATTTAAAAGAACAACGATCTATTAAAAATATAATTAACACATTAAGAAGATCAATATTACCAAACATAGATCAAACCTTTGGCGCGATAGGAACTATTGAAAATTTATTTGATGAAAAAAGTAATCAAGGGTCTGATAGATGGTTAACAGTGCCTGATTTGTTTCTTCTCAAGTGGAAGTCTTCTGAAGGTACAGAAATTGAATCTTTACCTAAAATAAAACCATGTGCGTGTA